CCGTTCATCCCGCCGGTTCCTCCGGCTTGCGCTCGCGGATGAGCATTACGGCGGCGGCGAGATAGTTGATCGCGCCGAGCAGCTCGACGACGGCGCGGTCGTGCTGGCCGCGCTCGACCATGCCGCTCGCCTCCTGCGTCTTCTTGATCGCCTGGTACATCTCGCCGTCGGCCGTGGACAGCATGCGGCCGATCTCAAGGATGGGTTGGCGGTCGAACGGCTTGTCGCGCGCGTGCCGCTCGCGGCCCTTCCCGGACGCGGCCTGCTCATAGGCTTCGTTGAGCACCAGACCAAGGGGCTCGTATCCAGCGATCGCAGTCATGTGTGTACCCTCGGCGTATCGATGTTGCGGGGCTCGACGGTGAAAGAATAGGCGACGACCCAAGGGTTCGCGTCCCATGCGCAGGGACCGTTGATGGCGTTCCAAAGCTGGTGATACCAAGCTCGCGGCGACTGCCACTGACCCGGCCCGGTCTTGACCATCGGCGGCCCACTCTGGTCGGCCGAAGTGTCGCGATAGTCGGGATCTACGGGGCAGCCTTCCGCCAGTTCGTCAGCAAGCGTAATGTCCTGCAACCTCTGAACTCGCACGTCAGTGACGGTCAGGGTCATCCGGGAAGCCCATCGTGGCAGATGGATGGAAGGGCGCAGCTTTAGGTGAGGCGCCGCCCACTCGTCAGAGAGACCGTACTGCCGCTGCATCGCCGAGATGGTTTCGCGGAGCTGCCGGACGCCCTGTTCGTCCTGGGCGAACACGGCATAGCTCTCGTCGCCATCGTCGGTAAGGTAGTGCGCCTCGCGCACCCAGAGACGATCGCCGACATGCCATGGCAGAAAGCGCAGCAGTTCGGCATGGCGCAGGTCGTGCCAGCGCGCGTCCTTGTCCCGGAAATGCCAGTCGTAGCCGGGGGTGTCGCTTGGACCGAACTCGCTGATACGCCCGAAACGCCGGAGCTTTTCGAGGTGATTGCTCCGGCGCGTCTGCGTCTTCCTGTTGTCCAGGAGGGCGCGCACCAAGGGGGCTTTAAAGAGGGCGCCGTGATCAGCCACGCGGCACCTCCGGATAGGCATCGTGCAGGACGCCGTCGAGATGGCGGCCGGAGCGCTTCTTGCTCTGTCTCCGCATGACGTGGACACGGTCGCCGTGAAAACCCGTGCCGCCAGCAAGGTTCAGGATCTGATTGCCGGCGCGTTCGTGCATCCCATAGTTCGCGCGCCAGTCCGGGTCCTCATTGTCGCGATCGAGGACAGGAAACCACGCCCCCCACTGCTTGAACAGGAACGGCACGCCGGCGGCGGCGCATTGGTCGCGCAGGGACCGCGCCCAGTCCGGGTGCATCGGCCGTGCGCCGGGGCCGCTCTCGCCGCCGGCGACGACCCAGTCGAGGCCCCGTTCAAAGGGCGGGTCCATTGGATAGTCTGCCGGCGCGCCATCAAACGGATAGTGCGTTTTCCAGCCAATTGATGAGCAGCTCATCGCATCAATGGTGAAGCCGGCCTTATTGTTGCCGATGAGCGGCAAGGCGATCCGCGTTAGGTCGATCGGCCCAAGCAGCGGCTCGGCGCTGACCCACCTGACGGCCGCCGGCGTGTCGAGCAGGATCGACACGCGCTCGTCGGCGCGGCGCTGGTCCTCGATCGAGACGCCGAGCCAGACATTGGGGAGGGGCCAAGGCGCCTCCAGCCACAGCGTGCCGTTAGGCGCGTCGTATCCCTTATAGGCATGGCCTGCACCTGATGCGCGATGCAAGGCCATGCCCAGCCGCAGGCGGTCCTCGGGCGACATGGCAGATGTCGTGTAGCTCCGCATCCGCTCCGGCCGCTTGGTGAGCACCTGAAACGTGTGTTGGTGCGCCAGCGCCATGACGGCGAAGACGCGGTCGATGACCTCGTCGGGCACGGACTCGTGGAACAGGTCCGACATCGAGTTGACGAAGATCCGGCGCGGCTTGCGCATGCGCAGAGGTTCGACGAGGGCACGGTCGGACGCGATGCCGATCTGGCCGGTCCATACCGGCTTGCCGTTCACCTCGCGCGTCAGCCCGGCATAGTGCGGTGCGCCGCCCATCGCCTCGATGCGCGCCGCCTGGCGCATGGCGTAGCAATTGGTGCAGCCGGGGCTGACGATGCTGCACCCGGCGATCGGGTTCCAGCTTATCTCGCTCCACTCGATGGGTGTCTTGGTGGCCATCACTCGCCTCCGCCGCCGAAGATCATGCCCAACGCGCGCAGGTAGAGGTCGAGGATGGCCTCCTGTTCCTCGCGCTCGGCCTTGCCCTGTTTGCGCAGGCGCAGGACCTGCTTCATGATCTTCACGTCGAACCCGGTCCCCTTCGCCTCGGCGAAGACATCCTTGATGTCGTTGGTGATGGCCTTTTTGTCTTCCTCGAGACGTTCAAGGCGCTCGATGAAGGACCGGAGATGATCCGAGGCAAAGCCGGCGGGGCCGGCGTTGCCCATCTCATCCTTGGAAAAGGCCTCGGCCTGGACGGACTTCAGGTGACGCTTGATCCTGGGCAGGTCGTCAGAGCTGATCGTGATCACGTTGGTGGTCATCTGGACGCCTCCAGAATGGCGACGCGCTGGCCGCGCAGGATGTCGTCGGCGAGGTTGTTGGCTGTCTCCGCCTTGGCGAGGGCGCGCTCGCGCCAGCCGTAGGCGCTTGGGTGCTTGCCGCGTCCTGCACGGTCGGCGGTCTCGTTCCATGCCGTCGCGGCCGCGCGACAGGCTTCGGCGCAGCGGTGGCGCTCGGCGAGCATGGCCTTGGCCAGTTCATGTCGGACATCGTCGGGCGACGGTGTGCCCGGCGGGAAGGCGGCCACGATGGCGGCGGCCGTGGCGATCAAATCGGCGGGGAGGGCCCGTGCCAACAGAGTCGAGACCTCCGATGGGAAGTCCTCGGAGCAAAGTCGTTCGCCGGGCAGAAGCGCGGCAATGGCACCGCGCTCAGTCAGCACGAAGAGATCGCAGGGCCTCGAGATATTGCCGTCCGCGTGCTGCGTTGCGCCGCCTTTGCCGACGATCGCGGCCCAGATGTCATGGCGGTGCGATCCGGGGGCGGCATAGTAGCGGTTGCGGTAGGACTGGCCGCGCTCATTGGGCAGGCCAAGTGCGTGCCGCGCGAACTTGCGCTCTTCGGCAGAAAGCTCGATCGCTGGTGCCCTTTCAAAGCAGGCGCAGCCGGCGCAGTCGTGGATGGGATCGACGCCGGCGCCGGCGATGGCCGCGCGTTGGATCCAGACGGGAAGGTCGGAATAGCGGGCCGGTTGCTGGTCGGCGTGCTCGCAAAGCCAGACGATCGCCGGCACCTGTTCGCCCGCATCCGTCAGGCGATAGGCTTCCGGCGATCGGGCGAGGAACTGGCAGGGGGAGGCGCTCATTGGCCGCGCCCTTCAGGCGGCAGCACCGAGACGCGCGACCAGCTGACGGCCTGGCCGACAACCTTGTCCGTCTTCGACGCGACGACGAGCTCAAGCCGGCCGGTGACCAGCATGCGCAGCCGGTCGCGCCAGTCGAGATAGATCGTGTTGCGGGTGATCAGAGCGCCAGGCGCGAAGCCGTCGCGATCGTCGAGTGCTTCGCGGGGCACTGCAGCATGACCGAAGCCGAGGCGTTGCCAGAGCGTGCGCGGCACGGGCTGCATGAAGGCCTCATTCATGGCCGCGAGCTCCTGTCTGCCGGATGAAGTCTTCCAGGTCGGTTTGACCGGGAAGCGATCGGGGGGGGGGAGCAGCACCGATCCCTAGCTGTTGCATCAACCATGCATCACCGCCGGGGGGATGAGGCCAAACCATGCGGTGGCGGCGCAGACGGCGAGAAAGCAGATCCACAGCACCATCAGGTGGACCCAGAAGTTATCGCTGACACTGGCCGGGTCGCCCAGGCACAGCGCGGGGTTGTCCATGCCAGCGACCATGCCGCACGTTCCGCAGACAGCGGTTCCTTCGGTGACGTACCAGTCGCAGATCGGCCGCGGGGGAGTTGCGCCGGCGCTGGCCTCGGTCGGTGATGCGGAGACGGTCTCAAGCATGCAAGCCTCCTAGAACGGGATCTCGTCATCGGGGAAATCGTTGCCGCCACTGGTCGTCGGGCTGGCCGCACGGGTACCGGCGACGCCATCCTTGGCGTCGCGATAGGCGTTGCCGCTGCCCTGGCGTGGGGCCGGGCGGCCGCCGTCACTGTGGCGGTCGTCATCGGCGCCGCCGGCGCGGTCGAGCATGGTCAGGGTGGCGTTGAAGCCCTGCAGCACGACCTCGGTCGTGTAGCGCTTCTGGCCGGACTGATCGTCCCACTCGCGGGTCTGCAGCTGGCCCTCGAGATAGACCTTGGCGCCCTTCTTCAGATACTGCTCGGCGACCTTGGCGAGGCCCTCCGAGAAGATCACGACGCGGTGCCATTCCGTCTTCTCGTGCCGCTCGCCGGAGCGCGCGTCGCGCCAGCTCGCCGAGGTGGCGATCCGGATGTTGGCGATCGGCCGACCATCCTGGGTGCGGCGGATTTCGGGGTCGGCACCGAGATTGCCGATCAGGATGACCTTGTTGACGGAGCCGCTCACAGGCTGGCCTCCCAGCGTGCGATGGCAAGCCACAGTCCGCTCAGGCTGATGAGGATGAAGGCGAGCGCCGTGCCGTGCGGTGTGTCGAGAAAGGCGAGGGTGCGGCTCACGGGCGGGTCTCCATCCTGCTGATCGTCTTGCCGGGTGTCTGGCCCTTGCGGATCGTGGTCACGCGGTGCCGGTCGGTGGCGACCAGAGCGGCCAGCGAGATGCCACCAAGGCCGGTGCGACGGGTGCGCGGCGCAACAGGGGCGCGCACCGGGGTCGTCTGCTGCCAGACGGCGCGCCGCGCGGCGGGCTTGGGCATGGTGCGGAAGATGTGGCGCACGGTGCCGGCGTCATAAGTCTTCGAGGCGCGGGTGCGCGCCTGGCCGTTGGGCTGGGCCAGCGGTCCGCGCACCGAGCCGTCCGGCATGAGCTGCTCGACGATGACCACATCGTGGTCGAGCATGAAGTCGCCGCTCAACGGGCGCCGCTCGACGAGGGCATAGCCGTGGTGGCGGGTCATGGGCGCGCCTCTGCCGGGCGGGCTGTGACGGGCTCGCCGTCGCGAGTGACCACCTGCAGCGGCTTGTCCATGCGGTGCAGGCGGATCGTCTTGGCGGTGGCCTCGGCCATCAGGTTGATGGCGGCGGTGTTGAGCACATGGGCGGCGGCGATGTCGCGCTCGATGGCCTGGTTGAGACCGGCGCGAACCGAACCCGGCTCGGCGCAGGACTCGACCTCAACGTGGAAGGTGCCGTCTTCCAGATGCACGGTGACATCGCGGACGCGGAAGCCGCTGGCCGGCGCAACCGTATCGAAGAAGGTCTGGATTGCCCGCGCCATGTCGGCGGGCGGGACCGGGATGATGTGGCGATGGCTCATGACATCCCCCCGCGGACTGTCGGCAAGTGGCGTGGCCGCAGACGGCAGTCCATGCCAAGGGCACTGGCCAGCGCGATGACGAGGCGCTGTACCGTGTTCGGGCGGCGGATGCTGTCGATGAGCATCGACCGGAGAGGTTCTTGCGAGACGGCATCACGGATGGATACGTGGCGCCAGATGTTGTCGGAATGCTCGAACCAGCCGGGTCCGCGCGGTGATTGGGGCTTGGACATTCATGCCTCCTGCCGTTGGAAAGGCCGCCGGGGGAAGCCGGCGGCGGATCAAACGGCAGGCGTCAGCGCACGGGAGCCGGATGGTCGCAGCCGGGCGTCGGGCCGTTTTCGAGGGCGATGGGTGGCCGGCTTACATCGACTCCGACGCGCTGCAAGTCGAACCATGCGTGCGCGCCTTCCTTGCCGTCTGTGGCAGGGCCGACAAGCAGAACCTGGTGGCAGCCGGTGAGATAAGCGCAATAGCCGGTGATCACGCCTTCGAAGCCGGTGATGCGGTCACGTGCCGCCCAGCCGAGGTGTCTACTTACGTCAATGGTTTTCGCGAGCATCATCGTCCCCTTGGCGCCCGTCTGCCGGCAGCGCGGGGAGGAAGGGCGCGCTGCCGGCAGGTCGGGGATGACCGCATCAGGTGCGGACAGGAGAGATAATATGAAACAGATTATCTCTGTCAAGCTGTTTTAGATTAAATGAGACGCTAGCGTGTATCTCAGGATGCAGCATCCGTTGGGGGTGTACTGCGTGATCTGAATTTGGGTACTTGAATCATGGTCATCGGCAGGCTGGCCGCGCTCATTGCGATAGTGTTGTTGGGCTCTTGTGCTTCGCGCCCCGAGATGGCACCTGATCCATTGAAGACAAAGTTAGATGCTGCACTGCGGCCTGACCCGGATGGTTTCGTTGTTCGGGTATATGACGATGGATCGGGCTCTGTTTCCCGGTCGGGGGATGTGCTTAAGCCCCACTGGTCGATCAGCTGCGCGATCGACAAGATGTCCGATAAGCGCCAGTGCAACACGTCAAATGGTATTGGCGGCTTGTTTCTAAGCTACGGCGAAGATTCAACACCGCAACATATCTGCGTATTGGGCCAGGATTATCCTGGGCGGACCGCAGAAATACGCATCGACAAAGACGCGCCCATAACAACCAACCGCGAGGGATGCCTCCCTGCAGGGCGGATCTTGAAGCGACTGCGCGAAGGCTCAACGCTGCTCACTCGCCGCACAGTGTGGCCTTACGATTGGGGTGTAGACAAAGAAACCAGCTTGGATGGCTTCAACAAAGCGCTGGAAGTTATAGATCGAATCAAAGCTGGGTCGATCTGACCTAGGTCAGGGTCCCTGTAACAAGGTGGGCAGACACTAACGATACATCTTCTTCTGGTGCGGCGTTATGGCTGTATAAGGTGAAAACGCCCTTCCTAGTGCCTACCCGAACTAACTTGACCAGACGTCGGCCATCAGATGTGTCAACGACACAGTACTTACCAGTTACAGACTTTAAGGGCGTAGGTTCTCTTTGGAATAGGACGAACTCCCCATCAAGGTAGCGCGGATACTGCGAATCGCCTCTGACCCTCAGTGCCCAAACCGCGTCGGCATGCGGGTAGTCGAGGAAGTCGAGAGGTTGGGCATTTTCGTCGCTCTGGATCGGTATGACGACCGCGCCAGCCCCGACCACGCCAACAAGCGGAACCGTTGAGTTTCTCATTTGCCCACGACCGGTGACCAGCCAATCGAGGCTGACACGGAAGAATTTGGCATAGCGAGCGGCCGACCTGGAATACCCGTTCGTGCCGTTTTCGTGGTGAGTGTACGTCGGTCCCTTCACGCCCATTGCCTCGGCGGCAGCGGTCGCTGTGGCATATCCAGCCTGCTCTCGAGCAATGCGCAGTCTGTCGCTCTCTTCGCTCATGCGGCATGGCCTAGCAGGCATGGCAATACGAAACAGATTGACGTGGATAATTCTGTTTCGTATTATCTGCGGCATGACACGCACCAAATCGCTCCGTGAAAAGCTCGGCTGGTCGCAAGCGAGACTTGCTTCCTACCTCGGCCTTGCCCAGTCCGCCGTTGCGCGCCTTGAGGGCGGGCAGAATGAGACGGGCCCGGTTTGCCGTCTGTTGAACCTGCTTGAACAAGACATTGCTGCTGGTCGGCCGCCGGGTGAGTTTCGCCCGCCCGCGCTTGCCGACGACGGCAATGCCGCCGCGAGGCTTGAGCCATGAGCACCTCGCCCTTCCGACCGATCGCTTGAGATCCACCCTGCCGTATGGGCAGGGCGCCAGCCACTAAACTCGCACCGAGGCCGTCCAGACATGACACAGCCCGAGTCCTCCAGCCTGATCCGCGCCCGCATCAAGGCGGCGACGCGCGCGCAGGTCGCGGCCTGTGGCGGGGTGACGGCCGCCGGCACGATGGCCGGCTTGTCCAAGTCCATGCTCAGCCTGGCCTGCGGCGATGACTACAAGGAAATGATCTCGCTCACCGCCGCGCTGATGCTGGAGGCGCAATCCGGCCAGCCGGTCTTCGCCGGCCTGTTCGCAGAGATGACCGGGCACGAGCTGACGGTGGCCGCCGAGAGTGCGGCGACGCCGGTGCCGAACATGATCGGCCACCTGACGGCGATCTTCGCCGAGGCGGCCGATGCCACCAAGACCATCGCGAAGGCGCTCGAGGATGGTGCGGTTTCGCCCGCCGAAGCGACGGCGAGCCTCAAGGAAATAGCTGATCTCGAACGTGTCCTGACGGCCGCAAAGCGCGCGCTGGTCAAGATCAAGGGGAGTCGATGATGCGTGATCCCGACTGGTCCAACGTGACTGTCCTGCCGGCGCGCGAGGCGGGTGCAGCATCCCGCCCGCTGGCTGCGACCTGCCCGTGCTGCGGCGCGGCCGTCGATGCGGCCGAGATCCTGATCGATGCCGGGCGCGCCCTGATCAGCCATGGCGGCGAGACCGCGACGCTGACGCCGTTCGAGTGCCGGCTGGTGCAGATCCTTGCCGACCGGGCGCCGGCCATCGTCACCAAGGAAGCGATCTTCGACATCCTCTATGCCGGCCGCGCCGAGGGCGACCTGCCGCAACCGAAGATCCTCGACATCTGGGCCTTCAAGATCCGGCGCAAGATCCGCCGCATCGGCCTCGACCTCGAGACCAGCCTCGGCACCGGCGTCGCGCTGGTGCGGATCGATGCGGGCGAGGGGCCCTTCGTGCCGGCCCGGCAGCGCCGCGAGGCGCGGCTGGCGGGCAAGACCTTCGACCCGCAGGTGGCCGACCTGGTGGCGCGCGGCTTCGGCCTGCAGGCGATCGCCCGCAACCTTGGCATCTCCTACCACCTCGCCAACGAGATCCTGATGCGGCTCGGCCTGCGCATCGCGCATCCCAAGGGCCGCCGCCCCGCCGTTTCGCTGCGCCGCTGACGCGGTTCGGTAACCTTGACAGTCGCTTGCAGATCTACCTGGGGGCAGGAATGAGCATCGCCAACGCACCGCGCGGCCTGACGGGCACGGTCCTGAAGGCCGCCCGTATGCCGATCCTGCCGGCGCCACGCGAGCGCGGCGAGATGGCACAGGCGGCCGCTGCCTACAACGATGCCGGCTGGACGTTTGGCGAGATCGCGCGTGCCTGGCATGTGACGCGCGATTCGGTGCTCGGCATGGTCTACCGGCTGCGCCAGCGCGAGACCTATGACGGACCGAAGTCGTCGCCGAAGCCCGAAAAGACCGGCCGTGTGAAGCCCACGCCCAAGCCGCCGCGGCCACCGCGCGCGGTCATGTCGGCCAAGGCGCCCTCTGCCCGGCCGGCCAAGCCCGAGGCGCCCATGCGGCTGCGCGGGGCGATCACGGCGCCGCATGCCGGCCTCTCCAGCTATCTCGACTTTTCCGTGCCGGCGACGGCACGGGGGCCGAAGCGGGTCCACGCCCGCCGGCAGCACGACTATCCGGAGCCGGTCGCGCCGGCCCTGCGGCCGTCGATCCTGACGGTCGGGGCGCAACAGTGCCGGTTCATCCTCGCGTCTGCCTTCGAGAGGGACGCGCCGGCCGGCGAGCAGCAGCGGCTGTGCGGCGCGCCGACGCCCAAAGAGGTGTCGTGGTGCCGCGATCACGCGGGCCTCGTCTTCATGCGGTACGACCGATGAGCGCCGCCCGCCAGAGCCATGCCGGGCCCGATGGCCGCGCGCCGACCCGCTTCACCAGGAGCGAGATGGACCGGATCAAGGCCCTGCCGATCAGCGATATTGCCAGCCGATTGCAGGTCGGGCCGCTGCGCAAGAGCGGACGCAACCTGATCGGCGCGTGTCCCCTGTGCGGCGGCGGCAAAGGCGCGGGTCGGTTCGAGCTGAAGCTCGGCGAGAATGCCTTCGTCTGCGCGGTGTGCCAGGAGGGCGGGGACGTGATCCGCCTGGTCGAGCGGGTGTGCGGCGTCGGCTTCGTCGACGCGGTGTCGTGGCTGGGTGGCCGGCCGGATGTCGAACCGGCACCGGGCGAGGCCCGGGCGGTGCCGGCCAAGGTGCCGGGGCCGGACAAATCCGAGGCCTTCCGCGAGCGCGAACGGCGCAAGTTGTGGACGCTCTACGGCGCCGCGCTGGCCGGGCCGGGCTCGCCGCTGGTCAGCTATTGCGAGATTCGGCGCATCGATCCGCTGCTGCTCACCTTCGCCCCGCTGCGATATGCGCCGGAGCTGGCCTATTACCACGGCGATGTCGAGGATCCGGATTCGGCAAAGCCGGCCGCGCGGCGGCCGCGCATCATCCATGTCGGCCCGGCGATGCTCGCGCCTTATGTGCGGCCGGATGGTCGTTTCGGCGGGCTGCACATCACCTGGCTTGATCTCGACAAGCCGAAGGGCAAGGCCCAGATCGTCGATCCGGACACCGGCGTGATCCTGCTGGCGCGCAAGGTGCGCGGATCGAAGCGGGGTGGGCGGATCGACCTGGTGCGGGCGCCGGGCGCGACGCGCATGTTTGCCGGCGAAGGGATCGAGACGGTCGGCGTGGTCTGGACGGCGTTCCGGGCGATGGGCCGCGATGCGACCGGGCTGTGGTCGTCTGGCCTCGACATGGGCAACCTTGGCGGCAAAGCGACGGCCTCGCTGCCGCATCCGAACGAGCGCACGCCGAAGGGCAGGCCGCTGCGGGTGCCGGGCCCCGATCCAGACATGAGCGAGCCGGCGATGCCGGTGCCCGACGCCATCGCCGACCTTGTGCTGCTCGGCGATGGCGACAGCGACCCGTTCACGACCTGCCACGCGATGACGCGCGCCGCTACGCGACATGCGCGCCCGGGCCGGATGATCCGTATCGCCTGGGCGGACCGGAGCAAGGATTTCGGCGACATGGCCATGCCGGCCATCTCGCCCGGGCATGGGGGTGCCGCATGACAGTGGTCGCATTCGTCCGTCCCGCCGAGGTGATCGCCACGATTGCCTTCAGGTCGATGCCGCTGCGGTTTGTGGCGGCGCCGTCGCACTCGCTCGATCTGCCATGGGTGGTCTACCGCGATGTGCTGGCGGCGTTCCGGGTGATCGATGACGAGCGCGACATCATCACGCCGCTGCTCGCCGGCCTGACGGCCGCGCGCGGCGTCGAGGGCTTCGGCGAGGAACGACGGCTCGACGGCAAGGTCGTGCTGGTGTCGCCGCCCTGGGTGCTCGGCGAGATCGCCCGCGCCATCGGCTTTCGCGACGACGTCTGGCTCGACCTGGTCGGCCGGGCGCAATGGGCAGCGCATGAGTAGCATGTGCGACGGCACGGCATCCCGATGGACCGGGTGCTGGAGGCAGCGGAATGAGACCGGACATCGTCACCGAATTTCGCGTCGGCCACCTGTGCGGCGGCTCCGGCTTCGGCGCCAAGGGGTTCCGCAAGGCCAATGCACGCATGGGCCACCGCGTCGCCCGGTTCCGCAACATTGGCGGCATCGATGTCGATCCGGTCTGCATTGCCGATTTCGAGCGTTTCGCCGGGGTCAAGGGCACGGTGCTCGACCTGATGTCGCGTGACCAGTATGTCGCGTTCCACGGCCGCGAACCGCCCGCCGGCTGGCGGGAGGCGACGCCGGCCGACATTCAGGCGGCGATGGGCTTCGAGCGGCCGCACATCTGGTTCATCTCGGCGCCCTGCAAGGGGTTCTCCGGCCTGCTCTCGGAGACGGCCTCGCGTTCGGCGAAGTACCAGGCGCTCAACGGCCTGACGCTGCGGGCGGTCTGGCTGGCGCTTGAGGCCTACAAGGATGACCCGGCTGAATTCATCCTGTTCGAGAATGTGCCGCGCATCGCCAATCGCGGCCGGGCACTTCTCGACGCGATTCAGGCGCTCTATGCCGCCTACGGCTATGCATGGGCCGAAACCGCGCATGACTGCGGAGAGATCGGCGGGCTGGCGCAAAGCCGCAAGCGCTTCCTGATGGTGGCGCGCCACCGCGCAAAGGTGCCGCCGTTCCTGTACGAGCCGCCGAAGCGCCGGCTGCGTGGCGTCGGCGAGGTGCTCGATCGACTGCCGATGCCGGGCGATGGGCTGGCCGGCCCGATGCACCGGCTGCCGGAGCTGCAATGGAAGACGTGGGTGCGCCTCGCCTTTGTCGAGGCCGGGTCGGATTGGCGCTCGCTTAACAAGCTGCGGGTCGAGAACGGCATGCTCGCCGATTTCCGGCTGATGCCGGACCGGGACTGGAATGCCGGCGTGCTCGGTGTTCGCCGATGGGACGAGACCTCCGGCACCGTCGCGGGCCGGAATTCCGCGACCAATGGCGCATTCTCGGTCGCGGACCCGCGCGCGCCGGAGGGCGCTGCCCAATACAGCCAATATGGCGTGCGCGAATGGGACCAGCCGATGGGTGCGGTCATCAACGTCAAGTCGCCGGGACAGGGCTCGTTTTCGGTTGCAGATCCTCGCCACCACGGGCCAGCCAAGTTCAACAATGCGTTCCGGATCATACCTTGGCAGTCCCCTGCCAACGCAATTGCGGGCCCGGGCGGTCCGGCGGGCGGCATCTCGGTCGCCGATCCGCGAGCGACCGGCGGTCACATGGGCGGCGGCAAATATCGCGTGACCGCCTTTGACGAGGCGTCCGGCAGCGTGATCGGCGCCAGCACGACCGGGCAGGGGGCCTTCGCCGTGGCTGACCCGCGGCCGCGCGCGCTAAATGCCGACCGCGCGGGCTACACGACGCAAGGTCACTATGGCGTGGTGCCCTGGGGGCGTCTCAGCGGGGCGGTGCCGGCCTTTGCCAAGAACAACAACGGTGCGTGGAGCGTCGCCGACCCTCGGCCGGATCTGGCGAAGTCTGCCGCGACGGCTGACATGCCGGCTGCGGATGAGAAATGCGCCGTCGTCATCCGCGCGCTGGATGGCACCTGGCACCGGCCGTTCACGACGCTCGAACTGGCCGCGTTGCAGTCGCTGTTCGATCCCGATGACTATGCCGGGTTCGAGATGACGGGAAGCTCGGACAGCGCCTGGCGCGAGCGCATCGGCAATGCAGTTCCGCCCGACGCTGCGGCGGCCGTCGCCACCGTCATGGGCCGCACGCTGCTGCTGGCGTCCGCCGGCGAGAGCTTCCTGCTCTCGGCCGACCCGATCTGGGTGCAGCCGCTGACCATCGCCCTGTCGGTGGACACGCCGGAGGCGTTCGCTTGACCCATGCAGACGCGGCCGCGCCAAACCAGTTGCGCCAGTGTCGAAGACCGCATCGATGCCGGCGAGCCGGTGCGGATGGCGTTCGAGATCGACGGCCGCAGGTGGTGGCTCGACGATCCCTACGAGGACGTGCCGGCGGAGCTTGTTGCCCGGCTGGGCAATCGGCTGATCGAGGCCGGCGACAGCCTGTTCGGCTGGCCGGGATGGAGCCAGACATGGCGCGCAGCGAGGGACTGATGAACCGCTCAAGACTTGCAAACCGACGCAGCCATGACCTGCACACGATCGTGCATGCCGGCATGGCCTTCACCATCGGCATCGGCCGATACGGCGAGGCCGGCGAAGGCCCGATCGGCGAATGCTTTCTCGATGTGACCAGCGGCAAGGTTGGCACGGCGATCGAGGCCATGACGCACGACCTGGCCACGATCATCTCGATCGCCCTGCAGCACGGGACGCCGCTCGCCGAGCTGCGATCGTCTGTTTCGCGCGAAGGCGACATCGACGCCCAGCCGTCGATCGACAATCCACCCCAAAGCATTGCCGGCGCGCTGCTCGACCTGCTCGCCGCGGAGTCTGACCGATGAACGACCAGAACGACAATGATGATCCGAAAGACGGCGCAGGCACGGGTCAGGACGGTACGGACGCCTATCGCGCCATTGTCGAGCGTGTCGACGCCGCCCCCGTCATCCCCCAGGCAGAGGCAGATGCTGCGACGGGCGACGGCGAGCCGGGCGACGATTCAGGCGACGAGGCGGAGTACATCCCGGACGACGGGATGTTCGAGGAAGACGGTGACCCCGGGCCGGACTTCAACCCCGAAGACGCGACGCTGATCGCCTGCGCCGGCGAGCCGGCCAACGACATCGGTAATGGCCGACGCCTGCTGCACCGCCATGGCAAGGACATCATCCATATCCAGCGCATCGCGTGGTTTGCCTATGACAGTGTGCGCTGGGTCGAGGACATCGATGGCCGCGCGCTGCGGCCCTTCGCCCATGATGTCGCCGAGCGCATCGCCTACGAGCCGATTGTCATTCCACCGACCCGGCGCGAACAGGAAGCCATCGCAGCCGGCGACGCCGCGCATGAGCGCTGGAAGGAACTCAACGGCGACCTGGCCGGGCTGATCGACCAGGAGATGACCGCCGAGAAGCGCAAGCGCGAGGGCAGCCGCATCCGGTTCGAGATGCAGGCCCTGAAGGACATCGTCGCGGAGGGGCGGGCCGCGCGCAAGAGCTGGTCGGCGCGGAAGTCCGCCCGCAAGCGGTTCGGCCTGTCATCGGGCAACACGGGCAAGATGGATGCGATGATCGGCGAGGCCAAGCCGTTCCGGTCGCGGCCGCTCGACCATTGTGACGCCGACGGCATGAAGTTCAACGTCCAGAACGGCACGCTGCATTTCGTCCAGGTCGAGGTCGAGGACCTGGATAATCCGGAGCCGGACTCGATCCGGATGAAAAAGGAATGGCAGGTGATCCTGCTGCCGCACGACCGCGACGACATGATCACCAAGCTCGCGCCGGTGACCTGGGACCCGGATGCGACCGCGCCGATCTACGAGGCGTTCATCAACCGGATCATGCCTCAGCCGGATGTTCGGGCCTTCACCCAGCGGTCGCTTGGCCTGTCGCTCACCGGCGTGGCCTTTGAGCAGTGCTTCTGGATCTTCTTCGGCGACGGCTCCAACGGCAAATCGACCCTGACCGACGCGGTTGCCGAGGTCATCGGCGACTATGCGGTCACCATCCCGATCATGTCGCTGGTCAACGACCAGCCGCGTGCCGGCGGGCAACCGACGCCGGACCTCAACCATCTGCCGGGATCACGCTTCGTGCGTGCCTCCGAGCCCAAGGCCGGCATGCCGCTCGACGAGAGCCTGATCAAGCAGCTGACGGGCGGCGAGCCGATCGTGCTGCGACGGCTCAATCAGGAATCGACCGAGATCCGGCCCAAGTTCAAGCTCTACATCTCGGCCAACAAGAAGCCGGCCATCTATGGCGATGACGAGGGCATCTGGCGCCGCGTCTACCTGGTGCCGTTCACGGTGCAGATCCCCAAAGGCGAACGCGACAAGCGGCTGCCGGAGAAGCTGAAGGCCGAGGCGTCGGGCATCCTCAACTGGCTGATTGCCGGCCTGCTCGATTACCTCAACCGGGGCTCGCTGGCGCCACCGGAAGAGGTGCTGGCGGCGACACAGGATTATCGCGACGAGAGCGACGATTTCGGGCTGTTCATCCGCGATGCGCTCGATGTGACGCGCAACCCGGCCGACACCGAGACGCCGGGAGCGCTCTATGTCGCCTACAAGAACTGGTGCTCGCGCGCGGTGAAGACGGCCGTCAAGGAAAGCGTGTTCACCCGGCGCATGCCGGCGGCTGCCGAGCGTGCCGGGTTCGAGAAGCACAAGGCCTCGACGTCGTCCTATGCCGGCGTGCGCATCCGCGAGGGCTTCGGCACGAAACCTGCGCCCCCGCATTCCCCCGATGATGACATGCGCTCCTGAGCGTGGCGGGCGGGATTCGATCCGGTCGCGGTCAGGGAGGCTAGGGAGGATAGAGGGAGGGTACGGCCGGTGTTTCATGCGAGGGGTGCGGGGCGGAAAACGGCCACTTCGCGCCCGAGTTGGGAGGCAAGGGACGATAGGGAGGATTTTCGCGCGCTACCTGTGTGGAGCGGGGTGCGGGGCGCGAATTGATCAGGGCGAACGAAGGGCAATCGACTCACACACAAACAGTGAATTGTCCTCCCTATCCTCCCTACCTTCCCTCACTAAAAAAGAACGTAGTGAAGTCAAAGGGTTGCGGGTTGTGAAGTTGGGAACGATGCGGGTCTCTACCCTCCCTCTATCCTCCCTAGCCTCCCTGAGTGTCGAAAACTGGCGGAAACCCGCCAATGTCGTGTGTGCCGAGTAACGATGGTGGCGAAGATGGCGGACGTGGGCGAAATGGCGGGTGCGGCGGTGCTCGATGCGGGGCGGTGGTACATCCTTGCTTGTGCCGAGGGGAAAGAACGGGCGCGTGAAGGCCAAGCCCGGAGCGTCCAGCTTGATGATGAGGGTGATCCTGTGCCGGCCAAGCCGCGACCCGGCGCGGTCGAGCGGATCGAGGCCGAAGGCGGACGGGCTTACGTGCCGATGGTGCGGGTGTGGTCGCGGGCGGGCAGGGGCCCGGCGAAGGACAAGCGTGTTGCCATCAGCGTTCCGGCGCTGCCTGGATATGTCTTCGTCCATGAGCCCGGTCTGGCGCTGTGGGACCTGATGCATCGGCTGGAGGTGTTCCGGTCGCTCGGCCTGCGGGCGCTGGTGCTCAATGGCCGTCCGATCACATTGACCAGCTTGCAAATGAAGGTGCTGCGCAACTGGGAGGCACGGCTCTTTGATGAGACAAAGCCGACGCCCCGGAGCGTGCTGCAGCTCGGCAACATGGTGCGGATCGAGTGCGGGCCGATGGAAGGTTTTGAGGGGGAGGTGACGGAAATCGGGCCACGCAGCCGGAATATCACCATCCAGATCGGCGCCCGGGCGCTTCGGGTGCCGCTTGACAGGGTGAGCTCGTTGCCTCAGTATCGATCGCAGGATGATTCGGTGGAACCCGGTACCCCTGCTTGCAGGGCGCGCGATCGGCACCGGCCCCAGGTAGCGGACAGGCCTCAGCCACCCGCTCTACCGCAATGGAGATCTATGGGCGCGAAAGCGCGGTCTCCGGAAACCATCACATGATCCGGCCGCGCATCAGTCTCGACGTGAAGGGCGCGGTTGCGGCCCTCAGGGCGGATATGACCGGCATGCGCCGGGCTTCGATCCGGGCGCTGAACACGACCATCATCGACGTGCGGGAGGCCGAGCGGGCCGCGATGCAGTCGGTCTTTGACAGGCCGACGCCGTACACACTCAACGCCTTCCATCCGTGGTACGCCACGGACAGCAACCCGAGGGCCGAACTGCGGCAGCGTATGTTCGGCGGCGGGCAGCCGAGAGAATGGCTGGTGCCGCAATCCGATGGCGGGCAGCGTCATGCCAAGGCCTTCGAGCGTGCCATTGCTGCACGCATGGGACTGGCACCCGGTGCGGTGCAGATCATGCCTGGGCCGGGGGCAAGGCTCGATCGATACGGCAACATCAGCGGCGGACAGCTGACGCAGATCCTGTCCGATCTCGGTGCCCAGCGTGACACGACCCGGAATGCCACGGTGAACAGCCGCAAGCGCAACAAGCGGGCACGCCACATCATCATCAAGGGTAAGGGTGGCAAGGCCGGGGTGATCGCGGTGCGCAAGGCCGGTGGGCTGGTCGTGGTGGCGACCATCACGACCAAGGCCGCCATCTACACGACGCGCTTCGCCTTCGAACAGGTCGCCCGCACCACAGTCGAGCAGCGCTTCGCCCCGAACTTCGCTGCGGCGATGGCCCGCTACGGCCTCCGCTGAGGCAGCGCAGGGCCATAACCCGCTTAATCGACAGTTGATAGTAACGGGTCCTTCCAGAAAAACGCCCCTCCGCGGGTTATTCGCGCCCCGGTGATTTTCCAGTCTGGGTGCGCCCAATTCTCGGTTGACACGGTTGACAACGATGACAACTGGCGTTGACACGCCCGCATCCGTGATGTGGGCCATCCGGGACATCAGCGAGCGGGACGGTGTCTCGCGGCAGGCTGTGTCGAAGAAGGTCAACGAGCTGGTCCGCGCCCATGGTCTCATGATCGACCGCGACCAGGCGGGGCGCATCATCGCGGTGAACGTCGTCGAGTATGACCGCCTGCGCGGCCGCTTCGGTGACCCGTCCAAAGCGCAGGCGCCTAAGCAGAATCGTTCGGCACCAAACGTCTCGCAGTCTGAAAGCCTCGATGAGGCCCGCCGGCTCGGCGCCTGGCAGGATGTTGAGCGCAAGCGTATCGAGATGGCCATCACGGCCGGTGCGCTGGTCAAGCGTGACGCCATGGCGGCCGCCATAGCTGAATGCGCGCAGCGCATCGCCGCGATCGTCGATCGACTGCCCAACGCGGCCGACGTGCTCGCCACCGCCGTGGCCAAGGAAGGCCAGCACGGGCTTAGGACGGCGCTGCGCAAGCTGACCGTGAAGATGCGCACCGATATTGCCGCGGCCTTGCAGATCGTCGCATCCGGAGCGCCGGACACGGACCAGTTCAACGTCGACACCGAGGTCGACGACACGGCGGACGCATGACAGCCGTTGTCGGTGCGCTTCGCCTTCTGGCCTCCGGGCTGGCCGCCGGCATCATGCCGGTGCCGCCCATCAGGGTTTCGGAATGGTTGCAACGCAATATCGTCCTGGTCGACGGCCCACATGCCGGCGAGATGTGGAGCCCGGAAGGTGCGCCCTACCTCGTCGAGCCGGCGGACTGCCTCAGCGAAGACCATCCGTGCTCGCTGGTGACAATCCGCAAGGGCCAGCAGACGGGTGCCTCGATCCTCGCACTCGGTTGGTGCCTCTACGTCGCCGACCGCGAGCCGGCCAACCTTCTCTATGCAGTGCCGGGCATCGACGCGCTGCGCGATCTCAACGGCCAGAAGCTGCAGCCGCTGATCGACGCCTGGCAGCGCAAGGCAGGCCGGGTGGTCATCATCCCGCAGACGCTGAAATCCGGTGCCGGGTCGACGACTTACGAAAAGCGCTTCAACGGTGGCTACCTGTCGCTCGCCAATGCCAATTCGGTCATGGACCTGTCGTCCAAGACGGTGAAAAAGGGCGTCAAGGACGAGGTCTCGAAGTGGTCGGACATTCCCGGCTTCGGTGATCCGGAAACGCTGTTCTTCGGCCGCTTCACCGCCTTCCGGCGCACGCGTAGCTACAAGATTCTCGAGATATCGACCCCCGAAATCGACACGGGAGACGAGTTGGGCGAGGCGCCGGGCCATTGCCGCATCGATCGGTCCTTCCGCCGCTCCGATCAGCGCTTCTGGAACATCCGATGCGAGGAATGCGGCACGTGGTTCCATCAGGAGGCCAAAGGCTTCCAGATCGACCGGAAGGCTCCGCACAAGTCGGTGTATGTCTGCTCCTGCGGCCACTGGATCTCGGAAAGCGAGCGCGTTGTCGCCATTCCGGGCGGCAAATGGGTGCCCACGGCCGAAGGGCCTGATCGGCACCCCGGCTTTCATATCGACGCGTTCATCTCGCTGATGATGTCTTACGAGGCCATTGCCGAGGACTTCATCCGCGCCGAGAAGGGCACCGAGCGCGACAAGAAGGACTATTCGAACCTGGTCCTCGGCCTGCCGTTCCGGATGCGTGGTGATGCTCCGGACCATGTCCGGCTGATGGAGCGGCGCGAGGACTACGCGGAAAACTGGGTGCCGCCCCTCGGTCTGTTGCTGGTCGCCGGTGCGGACGTGCAGCACTCCGGCATCTGGGTCGAGGTCGTCGCCTTTTCGCCGGACCGCCAGTCGTGGTCGATCACGGCGCGCTTTCTGGAAGGCGACACGACCGATCCAAACCTCGGTGCCTTCGCCAAGCTCGGCAAGGTCTATGAGGAAACCTTCCCCGATGCCTTCGGCAACCGCCGCCGCATCGAGGCGCTTGCCGTGGATGCCGGCGACGGTGGCCGCGCCAACCAGGTCTATGCTTTCGCCCGGTCGCGGGCGCGTGTCTACGCCATCAAGGGCAAACCCGGCTGGAGCCTGCCCGCAATTGGGACGCCCACCGACACGGTGATCAGCCTCAAGGGACAGAAACTGCGCGGCAAGGGCCGGGTCTGGCCGATCGGGACATGGTCGCTGAAAGCCGAGTTCTATGCCGACCTGCGCAAGGACGGCCGCAAGGCGGGTCAGGAAGAGGACCCGCCGGGCTATTGCCACTTTGGCGACCACAACGACGAGCCCTTCTTCCGCCAGATCACGGCCGAGTTTCTCTCGGACGTGAAGTTCAAGGGCCGCACGACCAAGGTCTGGAAGGAAATCGGGCCGAACCATCTGCTCGATTGCAGGATCTACGCCATGGCCATGGCGGAGCATCTCGGCCTGACCCGAAAGACCCGCGAGGAATGGCAGGCGCTTGTGCGGCTCTATGCCGTCCCGGCCCGCACCGACGATCTCTTTGCCGCGACCCCTCTGCTGGTCGAGCGCAGCACGCCGGCTCCGTCCGAGGCGGACCAGCAGATCGCGGCGGACTTTGCCCGGGCGATTGAATCGAAAATCAGCGCTCCGCAGCGGCCGATCGGCCGTCGCGTGCTCTCGAAAGGCATCTGATGTCCGGCATCACGCTCGCCCAGGCTGAAGCGCAGCTCGCGTCCTGGCTTTCCGCATCGACGGCGGTTGCCAGCAACCAGTCCTACAAGATCAAGGACCGCGAGCTGACCCGCGCCGATGCGAGCCAGATCCGCGAGATGATTGCCTATTGGCAGGGGATGGTCACCAGCCTGTCGGGCCGGGCCGGGCGTGCGCGCCGGGTGTTCTATGTCGGAGGCAGCGAATAATGGCGCTCCCGACCGTCAGCAGCACCTTCCTCGACCGCATCGTCGCCTGGGTTGCTCCGGAAGCCGGCATGAAGCGCCTGCGCGCCCGCGCCGGGCTGCAGATGATGTCTGGCGGCGGCTATCGTGGTGGCAAGCGAGGTCGCCGTGCGACACAGGACTGGCAGCACGGGGCAGGTTCGGCCGACGCCGACCTGCTGCCCGACCTGATCGACCTGCGCGGCCGATCGCGCGACCTGGCGCGCAACAACAGCCTCGCCACCGGCGCGGTCTCGACCAAGATGACCAATGTCGTCGGCTCCGGCCTTGTGCCGCGTTCGGCGATCGACCGGCAGGCGCTCGGCCTCACCGAAGAGGCCGCAACCGAATGGGAATCGGCGGCGCAGCGCGAGTTTGATCTGGCGGCCCGGTCGATGGATTGGACCGGCGTCCAGAATTTCTACGAGTTGCAGGCCCTGTTCTATCGCGGGGTGCTGGAATCCGGCGACATGCTGGTGATCCAGCGCTATCGCCGCGATCCGGGCGATGTCTACGGCCTCAAGCTGCAGGCGATCGAGGCCGACCGGCTGTCCAACCCCGGCTGGGGCATGGACAAGGACCTGGATGGCGGCGGCCAGCTTGCCGGCGGCGTGCAGACCAATATCGACGGCGTGCCTGTCGCCTACCATGTGTCAGACCGCCATCCCGGCGGACTGCGGCAGAAGGGCATGACATGGCGGACCGTGCCGGCGCGCTACAGCGACGGTCGGCGCATCTGCCTCCACCTGTATGATCGGCTGCGCGAGGGGCAGACGCGTGGCGTGCCGTTCCTGGCGCCTGTGATCGAGGATCTGAAGGAACTCGGCACCTATACCGAGAACGAGGCCCGCGCCGCGGCTGTTGCCTCGCTATACACCGTGTTCATCACCACGCCGGAAGCCGGTGACGGCAACGGTGCGCCGGGTGCGGCGGGTGGAAAGCCGGTCGAGGGCTCGGACAGCGACATCAAGCTTGGCTCTGGCGCCATCGTGGCGCTGGCGCCTGGTGAAGAGGTGAATATCCCGACTGCCGGTCGTCCGAATCCGGCTTTCGATGCTTTCGTTACAGCCTTCTGCCGCCAGATCGGTGTCGCGCTCAACCTGCCCTATGAGCTGCTGATCAAGCACTTCACGGCGTCCTACACCGCCAGCCGTGCTGCGCTGGAAATCGCCTGGCAGACGTTCCGGGTTGACCGGACATGGTTCACCCGCCGCTGCCTCGATCCGGTTTGGGAACTGGTCATCGAGGAAGCTGTGCTCACCGGCCGCCTCAAGGCGCCGGGCTTCCTCAATGACCCGGTTCGCCGCGCCGCATGGCTCGGCGTCAACTGGATCGGCGCGACGCGGATCTCGCTTGATCCGCGTAAGGAAGCCGACGCCGACAAGACCGACATGGAGACCGGCGCCAAGACGCTCGAACAGGTCGTCATCGAGCGCACCGGCGGCGACTGGGACCAGAAGACGACCCAGCGCGCCAAGGAAGTGCGCAAGCGCCGCGAACTGGGTCTGGAAACCGACCCGGCCACGGTCGCGGCACAGGTTCCCGGCGCCAAGGCCGCCGCGGCCCAGCCCGAACCGGATGAAGACGACCCGAAAAACGAGGACGCCTGATGCTGCCGCTGCTCGCTGCCCGCATCTTCGATGCACCGCACATGATCCATCCCGGCATCGCCGCCACCATGCTGCGCGCTATCGGACCGCACGTGCTCGGTGTTGACATCGTCCTCGCGGGCGACGGCCTCGATGCTGCACCCAGCCGGGCGCGCATGGGCACGGTCGGCAATGCGCTTGGCCGGGCCTACGAGCGGGCAGGGCGCGTGCCCTTCGATGTCGTCGAGGGCGTCGCGATCATCGCGGTCGAGGGCATCCTGGTCCACAAGGGTGCCTATGTCGGCCTCGACGGCTGCACCGGCGAGACCAGTTACCAGGGCCTGCAGACGCAGATCGCCGCGGCGACAGCCTCGCCGATGATCCGCGGCATCATCTTCGAGGTCGACAGCTTCGGTGGCGAAGTCGCCGGCGCGTTCGAGACGGCCGACATGATTGCGCGGGCGAGCAAGGTGAAGCCGACGCTGTCGATCCTGACGGACCAGGCCTATTCGGCCGGCTACCTGCTCGCATCCCAGGCGCGCCAGATCGTCATGCCGCCGTCGGGCGGCGCCGGGTCCATCGGTGTCATCACGCTGCATGCTGACTATTCGCGCCAGCTCGACGCGGCCGGCGTCACCGTGACCATCATATCGTCCGGCGAGCACAAGGCCGATGGCAATGCCTTCGGGCCGCTGCCCGAAGCGGTCGCCGGCAGGATCAAGGCCACGGTCGATGCCATGCGCCTGCAATTCGCTGACGCGGTCGGCAAGGGGCGCGGCAAGCGCCTGACCAGCTCGGCCGCGCTCGCGACCGAGGCCCAGATCTATCACGGGACGGCGGCGGTCGATGCCGGTCTCGTCGATGCCATCGCCCTCCCGGTCGATGCGGCGCGCGGTTTCATCGACCAACTCAAGTAGGAGCCTCCCATGACGACGACCCACACTCCCGGCCTCGCGGCCGTTCTCACCGCTGCCACCGCTGCGGCTGGCGGCACGACCGACCCGGCACCCGTGACCAGCAGCCCGCAGGCGACCAGCCCGGCGGCCGCACCTGCGACAGGCGATGTCCGCGCCGAGGTGCAGGCGGCCGTCGCGGCCGAGCGCAGCCGCATCACCTCGCTCGATGCGATCGCGCTGCCCGGCTTCGAGCAGATGGTCGCCGATGCCAAGGCCAGTGGCGACAGCGCCGGCGACCTGGCGGTGAAGATGATCGGCGTCATCAAGTCCGAAGGTCGCCTTGATGCGGTTGCCGCGCTGACCAAGGCCTCTGCCGTGGTGCCGGCGTTGCCGGCCGCGACCTCGCAGACCGGCGGCACGGCAGCCACTGGCGAGCCGGCGCTCGCCGGGGAGGCGAAGTGGAAGGCGGATTACGCTGGCTCTGCCGCCCTGCAGGCCGAGTTCGGCAGCGAGGGCGCCTATGTCGCGCTGATGCGCGCCGAGGCCGCCGGCAAGGTCAAGGTCCTGCGCGGCAAGGCCTGAGCCGGCATCGACACATCCCACCCACGTCTGAACGCCCCCTGGGGCTGCTGAAGGAAACAGCACTCATGACCACGCTTGCAGCCAACAAGCCCCGCGCGATCAGCGCGGGCGGCAATCGCCAGATGTATCCGGTGATCGCCTCCGACATTCTCTATGAGGGCGCGGCCATCGGCCTCGTGCCGGCGACCGGCTATGCGCGGCCGTTGACGAGCGCCGACCTGTTCGTCGGCTTCGCCGTCTACCAGAGTGACAACTCTGCTGGCGCGGCCGCTGGCGCCAATGTCGAGGTCTATGACACCGGCGAGATCCAGCTGCCGGTCACAGGTGCGGTGATCACCGACATCGGCCAGCCGGTCTATGCCACCGACGACGACACGTTCACGTTGGTGCCGACCGGCGGCGTCTTCATCGGCCGCATCGTGCGCTTCGTCTCGGCTGGCGTTGCCATGGTCGCCTTCGACGTCAAGAACATGGTCGATCCCTATGCCGGCCTGACCTTCGTGACGATCACGACCAACACCACGCTGGATGCGACCTATTCCGGCAAGGCCCTGTGGATCGCCACAGACGCGCTGACCATGACCCTGCCGGCCGTCGAGGGCATCGCCAGCATGACCTTCATCAACGGCGGCGCCTTCGGTGCCGTCGCGCTGACGATCGCGCCGAACGCGGCCGACATGGTCGAGGGCCCGGGCATCACCGCCGCCGACAACAAGGGCGTCATCAACACCAAGGCGACGGCGCGGCGTGGCGACCTCGTCGAGCTCGGCTATGGCGACGCCAACGGCTGGAGCATCACCCGCATGCGCGGCATCTGGGCGCGCGTCCCCTGATCTGGTCCTGACGGACCTTTGGCGGCGAGCCTGCCGGTTCGCCGCCGTCTCCACCACCCCACACACACGATCCGGAGCATCCTGTCATGGACCAGCAGCTTCTCTCTTCCCGAGCCATCATGGGCATGTACTTTGCCCGGCTCGAAACCGACCCCGGCACGGGGATGATCGACGAGATCGCCAACCTGTTCAATTCCGACCAGGCCGGCGAGACCTATGCCTTCCTCGGCCAGTCGCCCGCGATGCGCGAGTGGCTGGGCAAGCGCCTTGCCAAGGGCTTCACCGGCCAGGGCGTCACGATCCTCAACAAGCACTACGAGGCCACCATCGAGGTGCAGAAGAAGGACGCGCGGCGCGACAAGACGCCGCAGATCCAGGCACGCATCCAGGAGTTCGCCGATCGTGGCCAGACCCACTGGGCGAGCCTGATCTCGACCCTGCTGATGAATGGCGCCTCGACGCTGTGCTACGACGGCCAGTATTTCTTCGACACCGACCATGTCGAAGGCGACAGCGGCGTGCAGAGCAACTCGATCTCTGTGACGCTTTCGGCTCAGCCGGCGCAGGTCCATGGCACGGCGGCGAATCCGTCGGTCGAGGAATTCCAGCGTGCCATGCTGGCCGGTATCGCGCAGATCCTGTCCTTCAAGGATGACCGTGGCGAGCCGATGAACGAAAACGCCCGCTCCTTCGCCGTCGTGGTTCCGGTCAGCCTGTTCCTCGTCGCCACGGCTGCGGTGAGCAGCCTTGCCACTGCGGCACTGCAGAACAACCTCAACCCGAACCTGCTGGCCGGCATCTCGATCTCGGTCCGCATGAACGCACGCCTGACCTGGACGACCCAGTTTGCCATTTTCCGCACCGACAGCCCGATCAAGGCCTTCATCCGTCAGACCGAGCAGGACATCGAGTTCAAGGCCAAGGCCGAGGGCTCGGAGTTCGAGTTCGACAATGATGCCTGGCAGTTCGGCATCGATGCCTGGCGCGGCGTTGGCTACGGCTACTGGCAGCGCGCCTGCCTTGTGACCATGGCCTGACCTCCCGTCTGTTGGTCCTTTCATGCCGCCCGGCACACCCGGGCGGCATCTGAGGCTCAATTCCAGGAGTAATCCTCATGCATCACATCAAGCTGACCCGTTCCGTCACGCTGCCCGCCGGGACGATCCTGAAACTTGCGCCCGAGCAGGTGTCGGTGCGTAGCCATCTGCTGGACGACCTCGGCGACGAGACCTTCGCCACCTTGGCCCAGACCCAGTTCAAGGCCGGCGAAAACATCGGCCTCGACAACATCGATGTGCTGCCGAAGGACCTTGCGGCCGAGCTGGTGGATCGCCCCGCGCCTGTCCCGAGCGAGCCGGCCTCGCCACCTCCGGTCGCCAGCCCGGGCAAGCGAGCCGGCAAGGCCACCGCCAAGGCCGAGGCCTGATCGATGCCGGTTGAGTCCGCCGCCGACCGCGCCGTCTTCGTCAATGCCGCCGAGCATGGCGTCGTGGCGACCTGGACGGTCGCGGCGACCTCCGCCGTCCGAGCGGTGTCCGGCATCTTCGATGCGCCGTCTGCGGACGAGGTCACCGGCGATGATTTCGGCTCGGCCTATGAAGGGATGGCGGTGACCGCACAGCGCATCAGCTTCCTCGTCGCCAGCGCCGATATCCCTGCCAGCGCCCGCGATGGCGATGCGCTCGTCATCGAGGGCGTGGCTTACATCCTGCGCGACGTCCGGCCGGACGGGACCGGCTTCACTGAGCTTCGCCTCGAGGCCGACACATGAGCCATGCCCGTACACAGGTACGCGACGCCGTCGCCGCCGCCGTCACAGGCCTGGCGACGACCGGCGCCAACGTCCATGTCGACCGCGCTTTCAACCTGCAGAAGGCCGATCTTCCGGCGCTGCGGGTCTATGTCACCGGCGAGATCCAGTCGACCTCGGCCATGCGCCAGAGCTTCGGCCCGGCGCTGCGGCGCGAATGCACGGTCGTGGTGCAGATCTATGTCAAGGGCGCAGATCCGAGCGACCAGATCGACCAGATCCTGTCCGAGGTCGAAACCGCGCTCGCTGCGGATGCGACGATCCGGACCCTGATCGAATTCCTGCCGGCCGAATTCCAGGCCTCGCCCCCGACGGCAACCGACGTGCCCCTGGCCGAGGCTTTCCAGTCCTTCCGCGCTGTCTACCGCACCGGCTGGGGCGCCCCCGACACCCGCATCTGACCCAGCATTCAACAGGAGACCACCATGGCCACGCATCATGGCAACGAAGGCGCCGTAAAGGTCGGGACCTCGACCGCCGTCGGCGAGATCACGGATTTCACCTTCACCGAGAGCGCCGACACGGCGGAAGACACGTCCATGGGCGACGTGTGGAAGACGTTTGTGCCCGGGCATAAGGAATGGAGCGCGTCGATCACGGCGCATTGGGACGAGGCCGATGCCGGCCAGCTGCTGCTGGTTCTGGGTACCGAAGTGGCCCTGAAGCTCTATCCCGAAGGTGCGACGACCGGCGACACATTCCGGTCCGGCAACGCTATCGTGACCAGCATCGTCAACAAGACCGGGATGAACGACATCGTCGAGGTGACGTTCGAGGTCAAGGGCACCGGCGCGCTGGCCTCATCGACAGCGCCCTGATCCTGCATCAATGCCAAGATCGCCCACCTTTGGAGACGTGTTCATGTCTATTCTCGACCGCGCCAAGGCGCATTTCGCCGGGCTGAAGCCTGCCATCGTCGATGTTCCCGAATGGTCCGAGGACGGCGCCTCGCCGTTCCCGGTCACTGTGGCGCCGCTGACGGTCGAGGACCGGCGCCGTGTGTTCAAGGAAGGCCGCTCGAACTTCGAGGCGTCCGTTGATCTTGTGATCCTCAAGGCCAAGGGGCCGGACGGCGCTGCGATCTTTGACGCAATGGACAAGATCGAAGTCATGCGCTCGGTCGATGCAGACATCATCCTGCGCATCGCGGGTGCGGCGCTTGGCGGGCCGCGCACGGTGGCCGACACGGAAAAAAACTGAAGGGCGATCCCGAGATGATGGCCTGTTTCGCGCTCGCTGACAGGCTTGGGGTCACGTTGCCGACCATCCTTGCCATGACCGAGACCGAGTTTCTCGGCTGGATCGCCTATAGCCGCCTCACTGCCAAGCCAAAGGCCTGACCGCTATGGATCGCGCTCTCAACTATGCTGTAACCGCCGATTTTCTTGGCGAGGGCGCCTTTCGCGAGGCCAACGACAATGTCGCGCGGCTGCAAAAGCAGATGCGCGACTTTGAGCGGGCGGCCGTCGGCGGATCGGATAACGTTGCGAAGGCACAGCGGGCGGCCCGGTTCGAGACCGCTAATATAGGGGCCCAGTTCCAGGATATTGCCGTGCAGCTTCAGGGCGGCGGCTCACCGCTTACCGTCGCTCTGCAGCAGGGCACCCAGCTTGGCGCGATCCTTGGGCAGCAAGGGGGCGGCGTTCGCGGTGCCTTGACGGCGCTGGCCGCGGGCTTTGCCTCGGTCCTCAGCCCGGTTAACCTCCTGACCATTGGCACGATTGCCGCTGCCGGCGCGATCTACCAGTGGGCGACCTCCGGCAAGGACGGCACCGACAAGGTCAACGAGGCCATGAAGGCCCATGAAGACCTGCTGAAGCGCATCAAGGACCAGTATCCCAACCTCGTCGCGGAATCCGGCAAGTATCGCGAGGCGCTGGTCAGCCTTGGCCTCGACAGTCGCAAGATTTCCGAGCAGATGGCGGAGAACAGCAAGGCCGCGCTCGATAAAGCCGTGCAGGGTGCCACGCAGGTCTCGACGCTGTTGAACAACGGCATGAGCAAGGCCCTGAAGGGGATGGGTGAAGATCCCGGCTTCACCCAGTTGCGCCAGAACCTGGACACGTTTCTGGAGTCGGTCCGCTCCGGCAGCCCGCAGGTCGCGGCGTTCGAGCGCGAGATGGCCAAGCTGGCGCTGACGTCGGACAATCGCATCGTCAAGAACGCTGCCGACGACCTCAACAAGCTGGCGCGCGACGCCGGCTCGGCCAATGCGTCGTTGCAAGGCACCAACAAGGCCGTCGCCACGCTGAATGGCACCGTGTCCGGAAGCATCGGCAACATCACGGCCTATTCGGAGGCCATGAGCCGTCTGGGGCTGGGGACGGTCCCGGCCGTCACCGAGGCCCAGAAGGCGGTGCTCGACTTCAACGAGGCCATCCGCAATTCGGCGGGACGCGAACAGAAGGACGATGCCTTTGCGGCGCTCGAAAAGCGCATGAACGCCCTGCGCATCGCCGCCGAATTCCCCATCGTGCCGGGCCGCAAGCCCAATCTCGAATCAGAGCCGATCCGCAAGACGGAGGGCGACCGTGCAGCCGAGAGCGAGCAGCAGAAATATGACCGGCTGATCGCCCAGAGCCAAAAGCAGATCGCCGTCCTCAACGCTCAGAATGGCGCCTTCGGCGAAAGTCGCGCCGTGCAGGAGGCCGCCCGCTTCGAGGCCCAGATGCTGGGCGATATGGAATCCCGCAACATCAAGATCACCGACGAACGCCGCCTGGCGATCGAGCGGCTCGGTGAGGGCATGCAGGCCGCGATCGAGAAGCAGGATGAGTTGAAGAAGGCGATGGAGTCGATGTCGCAGGTCAAGGATGCGCTCGGCAGCGCCTTCTCGGCCGTGGCGCAGGCTGCGACATCGGGCGGCAATGCCATCGACGCGCTGGGCGATTCCATGAAGCGCATCGCGCTGCAGGCCGCCGACCGCGCCTTCATGGCGCTGCTCGACATGTTCCTCAAACCCTCCGGCGCGACCGGTGCGCCGATGAACCTCTTTTCGGCCTTCGGACTGCCGTCCTTTGCCGTGGGTGCAGACAACATCCCGCGCGACATGGTCGCCAACATTCACAAGGGCGAGATGATCGTCCCGGCCGACAGCGCCGAGGCCATCCGCAGCGCGCCGCGTGCCAGCGGCCGGTCGGGCGGCGGCGACATGAACGTCACCATCAACAATTCGTCCGGCTCCGAGGTCAGCACGCGGCGCGGGTCATCCGGCAACCCCAATGATCTCATCATCGACGTGGTCAAGGGCGGCGCGGCGCGCGGTGCGCTGGACGGCACGATGGGCGGGCGCTTCGGCGCCCGGGTGCAGACGGTGCGGCGATGACGGACTGGTCATCGGCGGCGCTGCCCGAACCGGCCACCGGCACCTTCAACGAGGTGCCGGCCCCGAACCGGCGCGGCTTCGAGCCTGATACCGGCCCTCCGATCATGTCGAAGCGCGCCACCTCGTCCGGCTGGACGTCCGCGTTCCAGCTCGTGCTGACCGCGACCGAACTGGCGGCGCTGAAGACGCTGTTCGAGACCACCTGTCTCGACGGCACCTTGCCCTTCACCATGGCGCATCCGCAGACCGGCACGACCTATTCCTGGTCATGGGCGCTCGAAAGCCCGCTGTCGATCGCCCACCTCACGACGGGGGTCGGCGGCAAGGTCTATCGCGCATCGGTCAACCTTTACCGGCGGCCCTGAGGTCGATCCATGCCGCGCACCGCGACTTTCTGGGCCAACGAGAACGCGCCCGCCGGCAGTCAGCCGCTGCTGCTCTGCGCCGAGATGTGGGGCGGCGGGCTGCCCGAGACCTTGTCCATCGTCTGCGACACCGAAGACCTGTCCATCGGCAACACGCTCTACACGGCGCTGCCGTTCAGCTTCGACTTCAAGGCGAGTGCCGGCGAGCCGGCACAGGTCACCTGGGAGGTTCCCAATATCAGCCGCCAGATTGGTGCCTATGTCGAGGACATCACCGGCCAGCCGCGCGTCCGTTTCTTCAACGCCTATCGGTCTGATCCGACCCAGACGGTCTGGGAACAGTGGATGCTACGGGCGGCCTCCTGGCGCATCACATCGGAGACCGTGTCGCTCGAGATTGCAACGATCGATGCGGGCACCGAGCCGGTGCACGGGGGCACCCGCGCGGTCGAGTCGATCCTGCCGGGCATGCGCTTCGTCACGGAAGCGGCCTGATGCTGGTCCGGCCCGAAGCCTGGGCAAAATCCTATGTCGGCCTGCCCTGGGTTGCCCGCGGGAGAACATCGTTCGGTCCGGACTGCTGGGGCCTTGTCGCCCTGGTGCTGCGCGCCGAGGCCGGCATCCGGGTCGATGACTGGCTGGTCGATCCGGCAGATGCCGGGGGCGTCGCTGCCGCGATTGAAGCGGGCCGGGCGCAAAGCACGTGGGCGCATCGTGTCTGGTCGCCGGCAGACCGCGAGGACCGACTGCGGCGGGCGAGGGCCTTTGACGTGGTGCTGATGCGACCGGCGGCCCGCGGGCATGCGCCGCATGTCGGCATCATCTGCGGGCCGGGCGCCCTGCTGCACACCGAACTTGAGAGCGGCTCGGTGATCGTGCCGCTGACCGACCTGCGGATCCTGCACCGGATCGACGCCATTCACCGCCATGAGGCGCTCGTTTGACCCTCCACCAGCCGCCGGCCTCCGCCGGCTTCCTGCCCTACGATCCGGCCGCCCGCGATATTGCGGTGCTGCGCGCCTGCGAGACGGTGCTCGGCACGGGCCGCATCGTGGCGCGCGGTGCGGCCGCCGGCGGGCAGCTTCTCGACGAAGTCCGTGACGCCGGTCATGAGCTGTGGCCAGATCTGCCCATCGACGACATCGAGGTCTTCGTCGATGGCGTCGCCGTGCCGTTCGAGGTGCTGCCGCGCGCCCGCACCCGGGCCGGGTCGGTCGTCACACTGCGGCCACGCGCCATGGGCAAGGGCCTGAAGCTGGTCGGCACCGCCCTGGTCGCGCTGCTGGCCATCGGCGCCACGCTGGCTTCGGGCGGTGCCTTTGCCGGCATTGCCGGATCGATCGGGCTGGGCGGCTTCTTCGCCGCCGGATCGGTTTCGGCCAACCTGCTGGCCCTCGGCCTCGGCCTGTCGGCGGCGCTGCTCAACTATGCCATTGCCGGCCAGCCGGTGAAGGCCCCGAAATCCGAGAACCGCGACATCGCGGATGCCTCGATCAGCGGCAATGTCCTGTCCGCCGGCAGCCCGATCCAGCGGGTCTTCGGCACGATGAAAGTGTACCCGCAGCTCGGCTGTGAGCCGCTGGTCGATCTCGACGGCCGCACCGAGATTGCCGAAGCGATCTTCGTTTTGTGCGGCGAACACGAGATCAGCGATATCCGGGTCGATGGCACGCCGATCGACCAGATCCCCGGCGTCTCCTACGAGATCCGGCGGGGGTTGGAAACAGATTCCGCCATCAACCTGGTGCGCCGCTGGGGCCATACCGAGACCGTCAATGCCGAACTGCCCTGGTATCGGCTCCAGACGGACGATCGCAGCAAGATCGACGTGATCACGACGGTCGAGGACAGCCTGCCGTCGTGGAAACGGTTCACAACGACACCGGACGGCGACGAGATCTGGCTGGCGCCGCAATGGTCGGAAGGCCTTGTGGACGCGGACAACATATCCACCCTGATGGCCCAGCCCGTGCGCATCCGCATGCGGCCCGCAGGCGAGACGGTGTGGCGGAACTTGCCCGAACTGCATTTCGCCGGCCGCGAAGCGCGGCCATTGCAGAAGATGATCAAGCTGCTCTGGGCCGAGCCCGGCACGTTGCCGACGCCGCCGACCAAGGATGGCGTCATCAGGGCCTTTCACACGGTTCCGGTGCAGAGTGCCACGCCGGCCGGAATCGGCGGCTGGCAGGCCGATGCCATGTTTGCCGCATCCGCGACGTACAGTGACGTCGCGCGGGTCGCCAAGGTTGAGGAAGGCGCCATCGTCTACTTGTCGGGATCGAGATTTCCGCCGGGCGTCGACTATGAAATCGAGGTGATGTCCGGACAGGTCTATTCCTCGTCGGGCATCACGGAGTCGACATACGCGTTTTCCGGAACGGTCTATGACCTGTTCGGCTACAAGAACAAGCTAGACATGGCCTTCAGCCAGACTAACCGGTCGGCGCGCATCGTCATGGTGCGGCATTCCACGGTCTACAATCAGGTGCCGATGGTCCCCGGCAGGCTGGCGGCAATCGCCATCCGGGGTGTCGGCGTCAATCTCGGCAAGGTCTCCTGCGTCGCTTCCGGCCTCGTCGGCGACTGGGACGAGGATCTTGGCGAGTGGTCGAACCTGATTGTCACCTCCAACCCCGCGCCGCACTGGCGGGCGATCTGGGCCTCACGACTCACGACACGCGACATGCGGATCGGCCCGCACGAGATTGACAACACGACCCTGCTCGACTGGCGCGACTGGTGCACGGCGCAGGGGCACACCATCAACATGGTGGTCGGCGGCGGCTCGATGGCCGAGGTGGCCGAACGCGTGGCGGGCTGCGGCTATGCCAGTGTCAACCTGGTCGAGAAGCTCTCGGTCGTCATCGACCGTGACCGCTCGTCGGAAGCGCCGCGCATGCAGTTCACCCCACGCGACGCGCGCGGGTTCACGACGTCGGGCACGTTCCAGCAACTCCCAGACGGCCTGCGCTGCACATTCCAGGACGCGGCGTCCGACTGGCGGCAGGTGAAGGACTTCGTCGTGCTGCGCCCGGGTGTCACCAGCCGGGACATGTGCGAGGCCCGCGCCTATGACGGACTGACATCGCGCGGGGCCGTGCGGCGGCGCGCGCTGCACGATCTGGCCGAGTTCACCGCACGCCGCAAGCTCTACAGCTTCGAGGCGCCGCAGCGTGCCATCGACCTGCGCCGCGGCAGCCTGGTCGAGGTGGCGACCGACGACATCGATCGACCGCTGGGCTTTGGCCGCGTCGTTGCTGTGACCCGTCCGGGCGCAACGATCACTGCGCTGCTGCTCGACTTCGATGTCGATCTGCCGGTGGCGACGGATATTGACGACGTCACCGGCATCGATGCTGTGGTTGACGTCGATGCGCCGGGAACTACGGCGCTGATGCGGCTCGATCTTCTGGACGGGACCGCAATCGAGATCGACCTGGCCGGCCACGCTGCCGGGGCGACCCGCACGATCGGGTCGCCGCTGTCGCTGTCGCAGGCCAGCAACCTCGTCGTGGGCGCCATTGCCAGCCTCTACACGACGGCGCGCACGACCCGACGGCTGCTGGTCGAGGATGTCGCCATCAATGATGACCGAACGGTGTCGATCACCGCGCGTGACGAGGCGCCGCAACTGCACACGATCGAGGCTGCCGGACAGCGCCTGTGGCGCTCCGGCCGGCCGTGGGCCTCCGGGCGAGGGTGGGGAACATGAGCTGGGTCTTTCCTGACATCACGACCGATCCCGGCGACGATGGCGAGGCGCGCTTCACCAAGATCAAGGCCGCCGGCGACGGACTGTGGAAGCACGGCGCGGCGCCGTGGCTGGTGGCCGCCGGCGGGTCGACGGCGAATTATGTCGTCGTCACCTGGCCCGCTGGCAATGTCCTGCCGGCCTATGTCGCCGGTGCGGAATTCAACCTCGTCGTCGGCATCTCTTCGACCACGTCCGTGGTGATGAATCACGGTTCGCTGGGCGACATCGACCTCAAGGACGGCGATGGCAACGCGCTGACCTCCACCAACCGGCTCATCGCCGGGCGGGCCTACCGCTGCAAGATCTGGTCGGCCTCGGAAATCCGCGTCGTTGCCGGACTGGCCATCGCGTCCGGCTCCAGTGCCGAACCTCCACACGTCGCATTTGCCTTCGAGAAGGCCCAGAACGTTGGCGGCGGCACGCTGATGGCCAACACCGATACGACGATCGCCTACAACACGACCGTCTCGAATGGGCGATCGGACGTGTCTCTGAATGCGGCGAATGGCGTGATCAGTCTGCCGCCGGGGATCCCGATCCGGTATCAGTCCTGGCAGGCCATCCACAACACGGGCCAGACCCGCATCCGGCTCAAGGCCAATATCGGCGGCGCAGAAATCAGCGGGACAAAGGGGCTTCCGGTGCGGACGACCGCGGGCGGCCTGCTCGTTGGCTTCGGCCGCTTCCAGCTCGCCGCTGCGACGGATGTGCGCGTTGATGCGCGCGGCGACAGCACCCAGACCACGACCGGTCTCGGCTACCCCGCAAACGTTGCCGGCGTCGCCGAGACCTATGGCGGCATCACCTTCGATTTCGAGGACTGACAGGCATGGCTGACTTCCTGGAAGACGTGCTTGATGATGCCGACGGCTCCGACCCGGTCAGTGAATCCCTGCTGCGCGCCAGGCTGCGCCAGCGCTTTTCGGCCACCTTCGCCGATGCGGCTGACCTCGCCGCGTTCCAGACCATCGACAGCGACACGATCCTCGTTGGCGGCCGGCTCTACCGCTATGTCACGACCGGTGCGGTGGACGGCGCCCGCATCCTGGAGGATGCCGACCACAGGCTTTTCGCCTCGACCGGCCTGCGGCTGATCGAGCAGCAGGTTGTCTCCAGCGCCGTGGCGGCGGTGAACTTCACGACCGGTCTGGCCGACGAGTTCGACCTCGAACTCTGGATCGATGACGTCTCGTCCGACAACACATCCTCGACCAAGCTCGTGCTGCAGACCTCGGCCGATGCCGGCGGATCGTATGCTGCGACTGGCTACCACTCCAACGGCGCCACCTATGCCGCGTCGACCTTCACGCTTGCCGGTTCAAACACCGGCATCGTCATCGCCGGCGGCTCGACCACGACCGGCATCACGACGAACGCGTGGTGCGGCGAGTTCTACATTCGCGGGCTCGGGCTGGTGAGCCACTTCACGCGGGCGAGGGGTTCTGTCGTGGACGCGGCGGCGACGGGCAAGGGCTACCAGGGCGGCGGCCGCTACGCCACCAAGCGGGCCGAGAACGCGTTCCGCCTGCTCTTCGACGTCGGCAACATAGATGCCGGCACCTTCACGCTCTGGGGGCGCGACTGACATGGCACGCTACATGGAAGGCGGCGAGGTCATCGAGATGACCGAGGCCGAGGAAGCCGAGTTTCGCGCCATGCAGGCGACCATCCACGCCGAGTCAAAGGCAAATGCCACGGTGCTGCGCCACCAGGCCAAGATCGCGCTCATTCGCGCGGGGCTGATGACCGGGGCCGAGGCGGCCATAGCCGAAGCCGGGCCGGAGGCCGCTATCTGGTGGGCCGAGGCGCCCGTGTTCGAGCGCGGCCATCCGCTGATCAACAGCATCGGCACCGCGCTCGGCCTGACCGAGACCCAGATCGACGACCTGTTCATGGCCGCCGCGGCGGTCTGACATCCACCATCACTACAGGAGACGACCATGCCCGACGCTTTCGGTGACGGACAGACCAGCCGCTCGAATCCGAGCGTGTATTTCCGCGACCTCATCGACGCAGAGGTCAGCGACGGCGCCGACCTGCCGGTGATCCCGAAGGCGATCGAGATCGAGAACAACGGCGCGGCGACGCTGAAGGTCAAGATGCTGTCGAGCAAGGCCAAGGCAAAGGGCGAATCCATCGTCGGCACGATCTCGGTGCCGACCGGCACGACCCGGATCTTCTGCGGCTCGGTGACGCGCATCTACGACACTGGCTCGACCAACCTGAAGAGCTACATCACGGCCGGCACCGCTGGCGTCATCCTGCACCTGGAGTGATGCGATGCTCGGCTTTGGCTTTTCGCTGCCGCAGGTTGCCGCCCGTTCCAAGGGTGTGCCCGGCTCTCCTCCTGCCGGATACGTCTGGCTGACCGAGACAGACGCCTCCGGCGCGACCGTCTACCTGACCGAGACCACCGGCGGGTCCACTTATTACCTGATGGAGGCCGCGTGATGCCGCTGACCCGTGAATTTCGCTGCAGTCGATCGGCGCTGGCTCGTGCGCTGCTGCTGCGGTCTGCGTATCCCTACATGGCATCGCCGCCGACGTGCACGCTGTCGTCCAGCACATCGTCGGGTATCAACGCCAACACTGGTGGCACATGCTCGCATCCTGTTGGTAATGCCGGACTGAATTTCGGCCTTGACGGTATCGCCCTCTACAGCGGCTCGCTCTACTCGACACAGTCGATCACCAATTCCGACAGTTCCAAGGTCGGCGGCGGACAGGGGCGGATACGCTTCATGACCGACGAACCGGCGTTCGAGATCGCCTGGGGTTACGCCCAGGGTGCAAACTACAATCTCATCGTTGACGGTGAGGTCGCCTATTCGGAGCAGCCCGTCGTGCTCCCGATCTGGTCGGGCGCGCGCTACCTGAAGTTCGATTTCGGTGCGGACACCGAGAGCTACGAACTGATCAGTGCCTCGACCCCGACAGCGGGCGGCACCGGATACGTCATCGGCGACGTGATCACGCTGGCGGGCGGAACGACATCCGATGCGGCTTCGGTCGTTGTTGTTGCGGCCACGAGCGGGGTCGTCAATTCCGTCAAGGTCAAACATCCTGGCGTCTATTCGGTCCGCCCGACCGGCGCGATCGCTCAGGGCAGTACGACCGGATCGGGCACCGGCTTCACGATCACATCCGTGGTCTGGGGCAACGCGGCGACGACCCGCAGGATGCGCAAGATCGAATTCGTCTGGAACGGCGGCTTCCGCCTCTACGGCGTCAACGTCGCCGGCAAGGGAACGGTGCGGGCCTGGCCGGCCCCGGCAACCAACCCGCGCGTCGTCTTCGTCGGCGACAGCCAGTCGGCGGGCACCTATCTCAAGCACGGCGCGTCCATCATGCCGGGCCTGATCGCCCAGCGCCTCGGCATTGCCGACAGCTACGCGATCAACGCCCAGGGCGGCACCGGCTGGAACCAGGCCAACGGCACCGCGCCGGCCTGGAGCCATGCCAACCGCATCGCCGACATCGTCGCGCTGGCTCCGGACATCGTGGTGTTCATCGGCTCGCAGAACGACACGGCGAACGCGGCATTGCAGACAGCCGTGACGGACACGCTCAACAGCCTGCTGGCGGCGCTGCCGAGCTGCCTTTTCGTCGGCATCGGACCGGTCATCGGCGACAGCACCCTGACCCGGACGCCGTACCTGCTCGCAGGATGGGCTGCCGCCAACGACCAGACGCGCGTGCGCTATATCGACAACTGGACGACAAATCCGTGGATCAACGGCACCGGCTATGCGACGGGCGAAACCGGCACCGGCAACCGCGACATCATGGTGGCGTCGGATGGGCAGCATCTCGACGACGACGGGCTGAAGTTCTTCGCCCACGTCGCCTCGCAGCATATCGCGGATGCGGTTCTGGCCATGGCGGTCTGACCGCACGCCCATCCAAAGTTTGTGGGGGTCGCGGACCCCCGAAAGGATCGCTATGATGGAAAATGCGTTTGCAATGGAGCGCCGTCCAACCCTTCGAGAGCGGCTGGGCCGCCGCCTCGGATACACATTCAGGCTCGGTGATGAGCCCGCCGGCGGCGACGATCTGCCAGGCTGGGCAAGAACGATCGTTCGGACACGATTCTCGTGGGGCGACCGCTTGCGGCTCCTGATTACGGGTCGGTTCGACGTTGAGCTTACACACTATCTGTCCGCGCCGGTGGATTACCTCGTCAACCGGACTGATGTGCGGTTTCCGCCCCCGCGCTGGCTGGAGTGACCGCATAACGTTTGTGGGGGGCCGAGGCCCCGGAAAAGGAGAGAGAATGGCAAAGTTCAGAAAGCGGCCCGTGGTTATAGAGGCCGTTCAGTGGACCGGTAATAATCTGCGGCAGGTGATCGCATTTACTGATGGGCCGCCCGTCGCGCGCCTCTCCCACGCGGAGATGAAGTGGGATGATTATGAAGACCTCGTCGCGCGCGAGGGACTGATGATCTTCACGTTGGAGGGGAAGATGACCGCAAATCCCGGCGACTGGATCATCAAGGGTGTCGCCGGGGAGGTTTACCCCTGCAAGCCCGACATTTTTGCCGCGACCTATGAGCCCTCATAACAAGTGTGGGGGTGTCGACGCTGACGTCGACGCCCTGTTTGATCAAAGCTCGGTCACCGCGTTCAGGTTCATCCGATCCGCGACGAGCCGTCCGGCATTGATCCGCGGATGCACATAGGTCTCCAGAAAGATCCGCGACGATCGCCACTCGCCGGCCGCCATGGCGGTGCCGATGTCGACACCAAGCTCGATCGCGGTCGTCGCGAAGGTGTGCCGGCCGCACAGATGCGGGCTCTTGTAGGGCAGGTCAGCACGCCGGCAGACGGCGCGGATGCGCTCGCCGACCGAGAACCGGCTCGTATAGCGGAAGACATGGGCGTGCCGCTCCTGGCCGGCATTGAGTGCGCGCATCCGCTCGGCGACGTCGTCGGTCAGGTAGCGCAAGGAATTGGTCCCGGTCTTGGTCTTGAGCAGCAGCGCGGTCCGCGCCGTGAGGTCGACCTCCGACCACCTTAGCGCCAGCGCCTCGGAGATCCGCGCGCCCGTCGTCGCCATGAACAGGACCAGCGCCGCGAGATGCGGCAACCGGTCGCGAGTGCACTGGCGGCAAAAGGCGTGCAGCCACACGGCCGAAGCCGGCCGTTTCCGAATCGGCTTGTCCTCTTTGAACCGGCGCACCCGGATCGGGTGGCACCAGCCGCGATCATAGGCGTGGAGCATCACGGCTCGGGCCGGCGTCAGCGCCTGGCGGTTGCGCGTCGAGCCGGCATGGTCGGGGTAGATCGCCTCGGCCATTTGACGCAGGTCGAACGGGTGGATGTCGACGAGAGGGCAGGGTCCAAGATGCTTCAGCACCGGCTGGAGATAGCGGGCCTCGCCGCCCGAGGCGAGGTAGCTGGCGGCTGCGTCTGCGAAAGTGCGAGCGCCGGGCGGGTAGGGGACGGGTACAGGGGTGCGATTGCCGCCCGTCAGGGCAGCACTTATGGTGCGTTCAGCCATCTTGACCTCCAGAGGGTTGGGCTGGTCAGAGCGCGTCGACGGGTTGCCGCCCGTCGGCGCGTTCGCATTCTCGCCCGCTGTGCCGCCGCTCGAAAGCGTTGATGGCAATCAGGGTTAAGGCCTGCCGCAGAGGCGCGGGCGCGCGAATCCACCACAGAGAGGACAGACCATGAGTCGGTTCACCGGCCCCATCGACGTGCGCCAGCAAACGACCGACTGGCGGACCTGGCAGCTCCTCGATGCGCTGGCCTACGAAGCCGGCGCCAAGGGCTCCGGCCGCTGGATCATCGCGCCGGCTGGCAGCGTCACCGATGGCGCCAGCGTGCCTCGCCCCCTCTGGTGGCTGCTGCCATCGACGGGGCGCTACTTCCGGGCGGCGGTGATCCATGACCGGCTTTACGAGCTGCTCCGGGCCGGGCGGCCGCACATCAACGCCACCACGAGGGCGGGCGCGGACCGAGAGCTGCGACTGGCAGCGCGCGCCTGCGGCTGCTCGGCAGTCGTTGCCTGGGTGCTGTGGGCCGGCGTCCGCCTCGGCGGCTGGCGTTTCATGATTGGTGCGGCCGCTCCGACTGGTCTGACCGTCGACACCATCCCGGACGTCCTGCCCGCGTCCGAGGCCTGAAAGGTTCCCATGCTTCGCACATGTCTTGCCCTGGCGCTGGTCGCCGGGACTGCGCCGGCACGCGCCGAAACCTGCATCGCGTCGTTCTACGGCGGTCGCGAACACGGCGGCCCGACGGCCTCGGGCGAGCGCTTCAACATGCACGCCATGACCGCTGCGCACCGCACCGCCCGGCTGGGCTCGCACCTGGTCGTCACCGAGATCGGCAGCGGCCGGTCTGTGACCGTTCGCATCAACGATCGCGGGCCCTATGTGCGCGGCCGCTGCATCGACCTTTCGAAGGCGGCCGCCGATGCGCTCGGCTTCACCCGAAACGGCCTGACACGCGTGCGCGTGGCGCCGGCCGATTGACCCGCACCCGAACCACAGGAGACGACCATGTCGGAACTTCCCGATGCCTATGCCTGGCTGCTGGCCGAGCCCGCGCCTCCGCGCATGACCGCCGAGGCGATCAAACTCTTCGGCACGCTGGAAACGCCGGGCTCGCGCAGCAACCCTGTGATCCTCGACTGGGCTCGCGAGATCGGCGGCGCCGAGGGCGCCACCGCCTACGAGCAGTGGGTCGTCGACTTCTACAAGGACGACGGCATTCCGTGGTGCGGTCTTGCAGCCGGTATTGTCGCACACCGCGCCGGCAAGAAGCTGCCGCCCAAGTTCCTGTCGGCGTTGGCCTGGCGGGACTTCGGCACGTCGGTCGATGTGCCAATGCTCGGCGACATCATGGTCAAGGCCCGCGACGGGGGCGGCCACGTCACCCAGTATATCGGCGAGGACGCGACGCACTTCCATTGCATCGGCGGGAACCAGTCCGACGCATTCAACATCGCCCGCTACCCAAAGACGATCGATTGGGATTTCCGGCGGCCGATCTACATCAACCAGCCCGCCAGCGTGCGCCGGGTTATCCTCGCCGCCGGCGGTGCTCCCGTCGGCGGGAAGGAGGATTGATGGGCGCGCTCGGGTCCAAGCTTCGCCGTCTTGAGGGTGGCCGGGTCGGGTTCTTCTGCCCGGCCTGCCGCGAGGTGCATCAGATTTCCGTCGCTGACGACGGCGGCCACTATCCGGGGCGCGCATGGGGTTTCAACGGCAACGGCGACGCGCCGACCTTCTCGCCGTCAATCCTTGTGCGAGGAAAACAGGTTGAGCGCGACGCGGCCGGAAGATGGACCGGCGAATGGGTGCGCGGCCCGGACGGCAAGGCGCTTGACCGCGTCTGCCATTCGTTCGTGCGCGATGGCCGAATCGAATTCCTCGGCGACTGCACGCACGCGCTGGCCGGCCAGACGGTCGACCTGCCAAGCTTCACGGACCCCGACGAATGAAAGCGCTCATCAAGGTCATCGCCGGGGCATGCGGTGTCTCGCCGCTGGTCGTCTACCTCGTCACCGGCATCGCTGCCGCTGGCGGGCTCGGCGTGGTCGCATGGCGGGTCCATAACGGGATCTATGACAGGGGCTATGCGGCAGGCAAGGCCGCTACCATGGCGCTCTGGCAGAACGCGGTGGATGCGCAGCGCGCCCAGGATGCCCGGGACAATCGCGAGGCCCGGTCCATCCAGCAACAGATCATCGGCGATCTCGCGGCGGGCGATGTGCGCCGCGAGGACATCGCAAACGAGGTGGCCAATGAAAAAGCTGATCCTGCTGACGATTCTCACCTGTCTGAGCGCTGGGTGCGCGTCATCAATCGATCGCGTGAAAGGCTCGGCGGCGGCGCCAAACGTTGAGCCGATCGACGGACGCCTCAAGGTTCCGTGCGACCGCAACCGCCGGCCGCTGGTCGTCCGAAAGATGACCGGTGACGAGGTCGTTGGTCTGATCACCGCCGGCGACATCAAACTCGATCAGTGCGCCGACAAGTTCGACGCCCTGGTCAGCACGGTCGATGACCGCGAAAAGCGCTGGCAGGACCGCGAGGCGGCGGCGCTCGCCGACAAGACCAGTCGCACCCGCTGAGGGCTGCGAACCGAACCAACCAGAGGCAATGGGGTTGATAGATGGGGGATTTCTCCATGAACGAACCGCTCTTTCTCGGCATCAGCGCCAAAATGATCCTGGGGGCCTCCGTTGGCTCAGCAATCGGCATGGTGCTCGGCAACGGGTCCCGACGCGAACAATGGCTGCGTGGCATCTCCGGCCTCACCATGGCCTACCTCGGGGCAGAGCCTGCCGCGAAGGTCATTGTGGCGCTGCTGGCGGTGCCACTGCCCGAGAAGTTCCTGCCCAACTATGGGGAACTGGTGGCGATCACCGCTGTATTCTTCGCGGTTGTCGGGTTGGTGATGTGCCAGGCGGCCATGAACTTCGTCACCGCCTTCCGCGACCGCGCCGATGACTTCGTCGATCATCGGCTCGATCGGGACGACGGACCTGTACTGCCGCGCCGGCGTCGGGTCGACCAGGACGAGCCGGGCGAAGACGAGCGTCGAATTCCGGATGGCCCCTCACCCAAGGCGGTGGAATGACCGTCCATGCGGGGCGGGCTTCGGTGTCGCACGCGGCACCGGCTTGCGCTTCCATCGGCCTCCCGTTGGTTGTATAAAGTACCGCGCTTTGCGCCACATAATGAGACACATTCTGAGCCACAAGCGCTATTGATCTAGTGAAATTCCACAATTATTTCAATGCAATCATGGTTGGTTGTCCGCACGCTGGCGGTGATGCGGGCGCATCCGGAGGGCTTCCCGCGCTACAAGAACAAGGAAGCGTCCTTCTCGTCGGCCGCCGGCAAGTACCTGCGCGACAACATCCTGCTGCCGAGCGATCGGCACACGGTCTATTCGCTGCGGCACACGTTCGAGGACCGCATGAAGAATGCCAAGGTGGATCCTGAAGTGCGGCGCATTCTGATGGGCCATGCCATCGACCGGCCGGAATATGGCGAGGGCGGCTCACTGAAGATGCGCCAGCGTGAAATCAGGAAGGTATCGCTGCCGTTCGATCCCTCGATCGTGTGAGGCGCGCGCGAGCGGCGGCCATGGTGTCTTCGGCGCGCCGGATGGCCAGCAACTCGCGATCGAGCCGCTCATAGATGGGGATGCAGGCGCGGCCCTCGTCGCCAAGATCGATCATGATCTCGGCTAGCCTGTCGAGCGCGCGCTCAAGGCGCTCGGCTGTGACGGGGCGGGGCCGCGCGCCGTTCATCCCGCCGGTGTCTCCGGCTTGCGCTCGCGGATCAGCACCACGGCGGCGGCGA